TTCGACTGGTATGGCGTGGACGGGCAGATCTCGTGCACCTCCGGAACCGTGCAGATCGACACCGCCGCCGCGCTCATCATCTTCTCTACTGCCGGCGAAACCCGGTACAGCGGGGATCTTCCTGGCAGTTGGGCCGAGCACGGTCCCGTCACGACCACAAGCGTCCTGGCCAGCGGTATCCGGTTCGGCGGCGATAACGGCGCGCAAGCTACAGCGACATCGTCGTCGAAACCATCCAACGCCGACCTGACCGCACTGTTGACCGCAGCCGCAGGGGGGACAGGATGGGTCGCACCCGACCCCAGCTGGACGGCAAGCTCCGGGAGCACGTTCAGCGCTCGTGGTCGGGCGAGCGTCGGCTATAGCACGTCGGGACTCATGTGGTATTCCAACGGGTCCGTGGTCGCGAACGACGCCTTCATGTCAGTGGCCGACCCGGACGGCGCGTTCGGCGGCCTCGCGAACTACGCGGATGACCTGGCATGGGGTGTCGACTGGATTTATGACCCGAACTACTTCGTCTACGAAGACGCCGGCGCGGGTGAAGCCGAGGCCCCAGCGACGTCAACCCCGATCGTGATCGACGTCGACGCCTACTACGACAACTGGAACCCCGCCGGTGGCGCGAGCGATGACACATGGAGCATCGGTTTCGATCCCACCGAATCGTCCGTGACCTCACAATTCCTGGGCAGCTCCGCGTGGAAGTACACCGTCGACCCGGTCCCAGGGTTCACCGGCAACAAAACGGGCAGCATTGTTCTCTCCGGAGGGCCCGACGCAACCCCCATCTCTGGTGACCTGACGGCGTCGGGGATCTGGACGTTACCCGCGACCCCCGGCAACTACATCGTGTACGCCCGGCCGACGATGATGCTTGGCGCGGGTGCGGTGACCGGCGTCAGCGGTGGAGGCGGGTTCACGGGGGCAAACGACAATCTCACCGCCCAGTTTACCGTCCGTCGATCGACGATCACCTCAGGAACCTTCCGCTATTGGAAGCCCGCCGAGCAGACCGTCACCCCACCGCTGCGGAAGATCCAACGATCGGACGGGCTCGCGATGGGCGCGAACCGGCGGATCCAAACGTCCACGATCCAGTCGTCCAACCGCAAGTTCGGCATCGTCTGAAGGAGCCACCACCGTGGACACCCAGCCAGTTCGTCACCTGCTCGGCCGCCGCGGCGCGGCCCTGCTCATCATCGGCATCATCTGGATCCTCGAGGGTGTCTCCGACCTGCTCCACCACCCCGGATCCGTCCCCGGTTACTGGCTCTACTCCCACACGCCGTGGTGGTTGCAGGCCGCCGGATGGATCATCACCGGTCTCGGCGCCTGCCACCAGGCGTTCCGCGCCCAAGGCCGCGACGCACCCGGATGGGTCGCCGTCCAGGTAATGGCCATCTACGCGCTCGCGGTCTACGCGGATGCGGCGGTCGAGGCGATCGGCACCCCGCGGTTGACCGACGTCGCCCTTTCCGGGATCCGGAACGTCGCCTTCGTCGGGCTGATCTTCGTGATGGCCGGCTGGCGAGAACCCATCCGCTTCGGTGGCGGCGGGGAGGGCGACCAGTGAACCCGGAGATCGTCTACTACGCCATCGGTGGGGTCTGTTCCCTGATCGTCGCCGTCCTCGGGCTCCGGCGGGTTGGCCGCAGCGCCGGATCCGTCACGGAGAATGTCGACCCCAACCAGGCGATCGCGGACAGCATGGACGACTACCGTCGCCGGCTGTCGAAGGTCGAACGTGACCATCAGCACGCGCTGCGGCGTCTGGCGACCGTCGAGCAGGACCTGCGGGACGAGCGTCACCGCTCGGACCAGCAGGATCAGCACATCGCCCGGCTGCAGTCGGAGAATCAGACCTTCCGGTCGCTGCAGGGTTTCCTCGCTGAGCACATCGTCGAGCTCCGGCGGGGCATCGAGGACGGTTCGATCCCGCCCCTGCCGCCGACGCCGGCGGAGATCCTCGCGATCATCCGCATGTGGTCTCCGGACCTCACCGGTGGTGCCGCACCACCAGCCGTCGACTGAGCCACCCCATCTGCGCCCCGTAGCCATTCCAGGCTCCGGGGCTTTCGCATGTCCGCACGAAAGAGAGATCCGTCATGTCCGACGAGAACCCGTTCGAGGGGCTCACCGACCAGGAGGCCGGCGAGCTGCTCGCGAAGACCAGCAACGGCGGTGTCGACACCGACCGTGTCGCGCCCGACGACGACGTCGACGACGAGGAAGGGAGCGAATAGTGACCACTCGCACCCGGCTCCTCAACGTCGCCATGGCCGAGGTCGGGTACCGTTCCGGTCCCGGCAACACCAACAAGTACTACGCCGAGCTCTACCCCGCCTGGAACGGTTACGCGTGGTGCGGCACCTTCACCGGCTGGTGCCAGACCCATGCCGGGTTGAAGGCGATCATGCCGGTCGGTGTGACCCCGATCTTCTCCGTCCCCGCGATCAAGGCCGCAGCGATCCGGCTCGGTGTCTATCGATCCCGGGCGTATGCCGGGCACCTGCAGGCCAGCGACCTCGACGTCTGGAACTGGGGCGGTGTCGGCGACGTCGACCACGTCTCCATCAGCCGCGGCGCACCATCCGGGTCGAAGGTTCCCGAGGTCGGTGGCAACACCCGCGGTGGCACCAGTGGCCCGATCGGTGTCTACGCGGCCACCCGGCTCCTGGGAGACCTCGACGGCTTCGTGGACATGTCCAAGTGGCTCGAGGGCACACCCACCCCAATGACACCCACGGTGAAGGGCTGGGTCGCCGGCGAACGCGTCGTGACCGCCATGCAGGTGGCAGCGAAGTCTCCCGGCCGGCACGACGGATGGTTCGACTCCCAGGATTCGACCTATCTGCGTAACTTCCCCCGCGACCGGTGGACCACCATCCACTGGACGACCAGGAAGAACGCCCGCGGCAGCGTCGGGATGAAGGCGTGGCAGCGGCTCGTCGGCGCGAAGCAGGACGGTATCGGAGGCCCCGACACCGCGGCTCACACCCAGCGGTGGGCGGGTCTGCGCGGCAACTCGGTCGACTCGATCCTGGGCACCGAATCCATCGAAGCCATCTGCCACAAGCTCGGCGTCAAGTAAGGAGACACCCCACATGGTCAACATCATTCCCGCGCCCCTCCAGCCCTACGCGAAGGCGGTAATCGGGCTGCTCGGCGCGATCGTCACCACGCTGCTGATCAGCCTGCCGCAGCCGCCGCACTGGCTCGGCATCGTCTCCAGTGTGCTCACCGCGATCGGGGTCTACGTGTTCCCGAACACCGACCCGACCGAGCACGAGCCCGCCACGGACGGCACCCCGTCCGCGACCAGCCTGCCGGAGAAGCCGAGCGGCGGGTCGTGATCGTCCGCACCGACCCGGCGTCCCAGCCGGGGCGGCGTGGCACATCCCTGTGGCTGTGGTGCCCGGGCTGCGAGCAGTTGCACCGGGTCCAGTTCGGTGGAACGGCCGGCGAGCAGCTCGGGCCACAGTGGACGTGGGATGGCGACCGGGTGAAGCCGACGATCAGCCCGTCGATCCTGGTGCACGGCGCCCAGTGGCCGCCGGAGTACCCGGAGTTCGTGAAGCACCGGCACCCGAGCGTCGAGCCCGGGGACGACACCAGGTGCCACTCGTTCGTGCGCGACGGGCAATGGCAGTTCCTCCCCGATTCGACGCACGTGCTCGCCGGGCAGACCGTGCCCTGCGTACCGATCCCGGACGGGATCTTCACCGAGGACGCCGCCGGCGGCTGACGGACTGTCGGCGGCAACGAAGGCCCCGCTCGAGCTACGCGCTCGGGCGGGGCCTTTTCGTCGTTCGACCATCTACAGCATCTTCAAATCTTGCTCGCTGACCCCAACGAGTCGATAGGTCGGCCGTTGTTCGATACCGGCTCGGCTGGTTCGGGTCACCTTCTCGAGCACGGCGTTTACGGGCTCGTTCACAAGGTGGCTCACGCGGTCGACTAGCGACTCATCGATCGTGCCGGAGAACTCCGCACCGCCGTCCGCCTCAAGGTAGAACATTCGGCGCTTGTAGCGCATCCCGTCGAGGCGTCCCTTCACACGCTGGCGGACCACCGACTCGCTTTGGTCGTCGAGGAAATCCTCGATCCAGTCGGCTTGGTCGTAGGTGACCACCGAAGTGACGTGCGTCTCATCATCTGTTGTTACGAGCGATAGCTCGAGGCCACCGACTGACTTGGCGACCATCGCCACCTCATGAACCGCACGTGCAGACGGAACTCGGAGCGAGAGTAGGCGTTCCTGGAGCAGATCGTCCTGGTCTCGCGCCGGCAGCAGGTCGGCTAACCGCGACATTGCGCGCTCGGACAATGACTCTGTTTCGTCTTCCGCAACCAGTGCCCCCCGAGCGGGCGTGAAGACGAGGAGGCCCGCCGGTGTCGTGGTGGTGAAGATCGGTGCGCGAGCGTAGTCCGCCTGCGTCAGCCTTGTGGTGGGTTCTCGGGGCCGTGAGATCTCGTGCCCAATGGATGCGACAGCTCGTGCGAACCGTTCTTGCGTCTGGGCGGACTGGCGTGAAGTGAGCCGACCGATGCCTGGTTGGACACTTAGCGCGATGCTGGCGGCGCCGCGGATCGCCATGACTCGAGGCACGACCTTGTCGAAGGCCATGACGAGTCCGTCACTCGCAACCTCCGCAAGACGATCCTGGTGGGTCTCCGCAGCGATACGAGCGATTTCCTCGCGGAGTTGCAGCACGTTCGTCACAGAATCACCTCCAAGTAGCCCTTCGTCTGATTTTGTGAGATCGATCCGTCATCGAGTTTGACCGCTGACCACAGTGTCGCCCAAGACTGAAGTACGTCGGGCCGCCGCGGGTCCGCAATAAAAGCATCGACGAGACCACCGACAGGTTGCAGTCGTTCTAGTGTCCCACCCGGTGCTGGATGCAGGAAGAACAGCTGTTGCAAGGTGAGGAGGTCGTACCCCTCCGCCATGAGTAATTCATCGTTCACTCGACCAGGGTCGTCTGGGATGAAGACGACGTCGACGTCATGCGGCGGCGGTGCCTTATGGGTGACGAAACCGCCATCAATCCAGACACGCCCGGTCCCGAAGGTGGCACGCACCCGGGTGACCCACAAGCAAAGGGCAGCGAAGATGTCGGCGCGTTGGAGCGCGTTGGGCGCGTGCACGACGAATTGCTGTTCAATCTCTTGCAGTGTGGCGCTGTATGCCCCAGCTGCCGCTGGCAGCAAACCCGTCCGTGGGTCGATCGGCGGGATTGGCATCCGAACCCACCTCCGATCGTTCGCGTCGCCCTCTGTTCGGCGTCGCGGGGTTGCGCTCCGCGGCCCCCGAGCCGTCCCCAAGTCATACTCGTCGGGAAGCCGTCACGTACGCGGTTTTGCCGAAATTGAGACCTTCTCGACCCCGGCCCGGGCCGAGCGTCGGACGTCAGCGGCATCGACCCAGACCCCGTGCACGGGTCGAACTCGGTCGTGCCAGACCGCGACGAACACGTGGCGTCCGGACCACCTCGTCGCGTGGCCGTGGACCCACTCTTCCTTGTCGGACCACACCAGCCGGACTGTGACGGGGATCCGTGGCCTCGTCGGCACTCGGCGGGGGAACCGCGGCCAGGACGCGTTCGCCAGGGCGCGCGGGCCGGAGGGCTTGTCGGCACCTTGCGCGATCCCGTGGTTCACGAGCTCCAGTGTGCGCGTGGATCCCGACATCGCGTCAGCCTTTCAGACAGTCCGCGACCTTCTCCAAGGCTTCGGGGACCAGCGACCATCGCCAGGTCCGGCCTTCCGGGACGCTGGTGACGACCCCGACGTCTTGCAGCATGTTGAGCTCGTCGTGGCGTGCTGGCAGTTGCGCCGTCAGTCGAGGTCCGTCCATCAGCATCTGGAGTGCCTCGAGCCGGGATCTGACGCCGAGGACGCGCAGGGCGGACGCCAGCGGCATGGTGTCGTCCGCGATCGAGAGCGGTTCGGTGAGTGACGCGGCGGTGTGGTCTGGTGCCATGGTCAGCCTTCTCATGCGGGTATGGCGGCGATCGCGTTCAGGAGTTCATCATCGAACACCTTCGTGTAGATCGCGGTGGTGGCTGGGCTCGCGTGCCGCAGGGCCCGTTGGGCGAGGCGCAGGTTGCCGGTGGCCCGGAGCACCTGCGTGCCGTAGAAGTGTCGGCAGGCGTGGGGCGTGCCGGGCACACCGGCGCGGTTCATCGCCCGTTTGATGGCGCTCGAAACCGAACACCGGTGGACGTGTCCAGCAATACTGTCTGATGGAAACCACCATCCGCGGGTGGGCATTGTCAACGCGAGCTGCGCGACCTTCGGGTGGACACCGATGGTGGCGTCTTTGCCGCCCTTGCCGCGGACCCGCAGCTGGTCGCCGACCAGGTCCTCACCGCGGACCTTGGCGATCTCGTGCGCTCGCAGGCCGGCGTAGCAGGCGAGGATGATGTACGCCCTGGTCTGGCGGGTGCGGAAGTCCGAGCAGGCCGCGAGCATCGCCTGGACCTGGGTGAGCGAGTGGGGGCGCGGCACTCCGCGTGGTGCGTGCGGTTTCGGCAGCTTCAGCGATGGGTCGTCGTCGCGCCGGCCGGTGTCCTGCAGCCAGCTGTAGAACGCACGCAGATAGGACTGGTACGTCGCCAGCGTGGACCGTTCGACGAGCTCGTCCGTGTCCGGTTTGGTGAGTGCACTGAGCCAGTCGGTGAGCTCGTCGCGGGACGCGGTCAGCGGGTCGATGCCCTGCCGGCGCAAGCGGCGAATCAGGTAGGTCCGTGACTGGATGGTGCGCTTGCTGTGCGCGGCCGCGACCTGGTGGCGTTTCCACGCCTCGAGTGTGTCGTCGAAGTCGTTTGCGATCGGCAGTGCGGGCTGTTGCCAGGCCTCCCCCGGGACGTCGTTCATGACCGAATTCCTATCAGCCGCAAAGACGTTCGCGCAGCCACTTCCCAGGAACGCACCAGGGACTATACGGAGATGTGACATCTTGACACCCGGCCGACGAGCGTACTGATCCCTTTTCACAACTGGTCGGTTGTCTGGGTGAGATGCTCACGGGTTCGGGTGCGCCAACGGTCGCCTTCGGGCGTCTCGTGGAACATCCCGGCGTGCCCGGCCGGCAGCGCGCAGGTCCACGTGTCGAGTCCGTGGAGTTGCTGACCGCATCGTGTCTCCCGGATCTGCGTGACAGTGCCGTGGGCGCCGATCACCGCGGCCGCCGCCGGCACCGGCGCGTGTTCGGCTTCGATCGCCTTGGAGAGCTGAATCATGCAGCGGTGGACGTCGCCGTGGTCGGCATACCAGTGGGCGAGTACTCGGCGCGCGGCGGCGACTTCGTGGTTGGTGGGCATCGTGCTGTCCTTCCCCTCAGAGGTGGGCTTCCTGTTGGATGGCTTGCAGATCGGCAGCGCGCCGCTCGGCGCAGTCGCGGAAGTAGTCGGCAAGGGCGCCGGTCGGCCCGGCGAGCTTGAGCGCGTCGAAGATCTCCGGCCACGTGTGCCCGGCCGCCAGGAGCTGCGCGGCGAGCTCCTCGGCGAACATCCCCCACCACATCGCGGCGTGCTTCGCCTGCTGCAGCAGGTCGGGCGACTCGTCGCGCTCGATGAAGTAGCGGGCGTTGTCGATCCCGTTTGATGCCGACGTCAGCCGGCTACACCTTGACTCCTGGTCGAGCTCAGCCATCGCGGTCCTCCGTTCCGTGAGTTGTGGTCAGTGCCTCGGCGCGCCACTCATCGGCGCGTCGTGCGATCAGCTGGGCGTCGTGGTCGCAGCCGACCTCGAGGGACAGCGCGTCGAGTGCGCTCGCGATGTACGCGCCGTACTGCGAGACGTCGCGAGTGCTCATGACGCGACCCGGTCAGGTAGCGTCAGGAGCGGAAATAGCTCAACGACGGGAGCTGCCAACCTCGGATCAGAAGGTTTGGGGTTCGAATCCCTACGGGTGCACTCATCGACCGCCTTGCGAAGATCACTCGCGAGGCGGTCTTCATCTATGTACGCGGGTACGAACTGCGAGAGACCGCGCGCCTTCGCGTCGAAGCCTGATGCCGTCGCGATGATCCACGCCGTGAATCCGTTCTTCGCGAGCATCTCGTCGTCGTGTCCGCCGAGGGCCTCAGCGACCAGCGCAAACGTGATCATGTCGACGTCCCGGCCGATCACTTGCGAAATCCCAGCACGGATCGCGCCCACAGACGCGGTCGAGAGCTGACCGGACGATCCATCAGGTCCACCACTCGGACCCATGTCACCGGACTCGAGCCAGCGGAGAGGTACACCGGTGGCCAACGCCCACCCCGCGAGCGTTTCGCGCTTCGGCTGACTACGTCCCGACAAGTAGTTCGCAACGGTGTTGCGGTGAGTGTCGAGGTCTTCGGCAATCCGCCCCGCGGTCTTACGCGAGACCCGGAGGGACTTGTGCAAGCGGTCCACTAGGTCGAACCGCAGGTCCACACGCTCTGTCGGTGCTGTACTCATGTCGCGAGTATTGCATAACGTTCACATCGTACGGAAGGGGGCATCCAAGTTTTCTGAACATCGATCCTTCATCAGGAAATGCACGTTCCTTGACAATCCACAACATGTGCATTTACATATGTGGCCATGCGCACAACCTCGATGACGAGCGGTCAGGTATCTCAGGTGCTCAAGGTCCACCAGAGCACTCTCAGTCGCTGGGTTCGGGACGGCCGGATCCAACCGAGCCAGAAGCTGCCGGGCCTGCGCGGCGCGTTTCTTTTCGACGTCTCGGAGGTGGAACGAGTCCGCCGGGAGCTGCTCGACGAGATCCGTGAAAAGGAGCGAGGCCTCGCCCGCCGCTCCCACGGCAAAGCGGCTTCCTGATGCGATGGGATCTCGGCAGCCGGGACTGCCAGCGGTGCGCCGGTGCGTGCGGTAGTCACCAGGCCGGAGACATCGGACACGAGCAATGCAATCAGCACGCCGCAAGCTCCTGCGCGATTTCGCTCTCCGTCATTCCTTCGGAGCGCTCTCGGGGCGGTGGTCGGTGATGCCGACTTATCAGAACCGCTGGAAGACGCAGCCGCGTGTTCGATTTGGAGATCCGTGCTACCTCTGCGGAATCCCGATGACTCCGGCTTCTCGTGAGTGGTGCGCGCTCACTATTCCGCCGGGATACCGGGTGCACGGGTCGTTCGGTTTGTGCCGCAAGTGCTACGTCTCGCCGGCAGGCAAGCAGCTCGTCGCAGAGATCCGCGATCAACAGCTTGGGGCGAAGTGATGCCGTGGCGGGAGATCACGGGCCGGCGTGACGTGCCGCGGCTGGTCCTAGTCGTGGTCGACCAGGACGCTCAGGACCACGTCGCCGTCCGCGAGCTGCGTGATGGAGTGCGAGATCACCTGGTCCTCACCGGTGTCGAGCCGTTGAGCATCGTTCGGCTCACCCACGAGGGTGAACAGCTCCAGAACGCTCGCGGCCGTGTCGCCGGGCGCGGGGATGGTGTCGGCGTCCAAGCGCCAGGTGAGCAGCTTCATGACGCCGAGCGTATGGCTCGGCCGGTGTCTCGTCCTCCAAACGCGACGAAGTCTTCCTCACGCAGCAGCGGTCCCCCCGGCTGAGTGAGGAACGGCGGCGGCGGGCCGGTACCACGCGGGTTCGCCTTCCTCGGGCGAGGTGCTGTTGCCCCGCCGCCGCCACCCCCAACGTGCAGAAGACAAAACGAGAGCGGGCCCTCGGTCACAGCGCCTTCCCGACGTCGACCGAGGGCCCACCAACAAGAAGGGAATTTACCGCAATGAAGCATCGCAAGCCTGAAGGGGCGCCGCGGGAGGACTACACGTTGGTGGAGTTCGACACCGTCAACGCGGCGCCGATGCGTGATCTGATCGTGGCGGGCACACCGGCCGGCACGGTGTTGCGTGGCCGCCTGCTTGACCGGTTCGCCCAGTCGTGGGACCGCCACGCACTCGCGGTCGACATGGTCGCCGACCACGGCACCAGTGCAATCCTCGAAATCCGTTGCAACGGGCACCTGTTGGCCACCGCGAAGGCGACCGCGCTCGAGGTGCAGTTGCCGGCGTCACGGACGTGCCCGCGCTGCTCGACCGCGTCGGTCTACACGATCGCGGACGTCCGGTTGGATCCGCGCCGCGGCGCAGTGTTGACCGGGTGCCGGCGGTGCGGGTGGCGCTCGGGTGTCGCGGATTACGACCTGGGGCGGACGGCGTGAGCACCGTGGTGGGCTCGACGAACGCGTATGCCGCGAACACCGCGGCGCTCGCGACTCGTCTGGAGCGGATGGCGGACCAGCGTGAGGGCCAGGCGGTGGCGTTCGGTGCCCGGTTGTGCCGGGACCGTGCGTTGACCCCGCTGCAGGTCGCGGACGCACTGATCCCTCATTGGGCACGGGTGCAGCGGTTGCGCCGGTCTGCCGCGATCGCGGCTCGCACGGCGCGGGAGCTGGGCTGATGGGCGTCGTGAACGGCGGCGTCGTTCTGATCCTGATCGCGATCGCGGTGGTGATCGCGTTCGGCAAGGAGATCACGGACTGGGTTGACGGCACGCCGCCGGCAACGCCGTTGCCGTGCGACGTCTGCGGCGGCATGACCCCGGTCGATGGCGCCTCGGTCGCACCGGTGCTGTGTGCAGCTTGTGCACGGGTCGCGGCCGCGGGTGGTGGTCAGTGATGGCACACAACGTGTTGCTGGACTTCGACCGCACGGACGCCGAGGACTGCGCGGCCTGCGAAGCGATGGAGAACACGTGCCCGTACCACGTGGGTGTGGGTGACGGCATCGAATGGATGGCTGCCCGGCTGCGGAAGATCGCGACCGACCCCGACGTCCTGACCGGTGTGCTCCTGGTCGAGGACCAGGGCGACCTGCCCGTGGCGGGAGGTGTCCGGTGATGACTGCGTATGACGCGAAGGTGCGCCTCGAGGTCGTCGAGGCGCTGGTCGATAATCCGGACCTGGACGCGGCCGCGCAGACGTGTGGTCTCGGCCGCAGCGAAGTGCTCGACATCGCGTCGCACCACGGCTATCCCGTGTTCGACAACATGATGAAGGCTCGGGACGTCCTGGCCGGCATGGTGAAGGCAGCGAACGCCCCGGCGGAGTCGCGGTCGCCGCTCGTGGACCGTGGTCTGGCGGACTTCGGTCGCGACTTCGACGAGCCTGTCGGGTATGCGCCGCGCGGCAAGTTCGAGCGGTTCAAACGGCCCGGCGTGGTCTCACCCGTGGTCGAGCCGGCGGTGATGCGTGGCGCGTCGTCGGCCGCGGCGCAGGAACTCGTCGACGTGCCCGTCGCCGACTTGCACCCGGATGCCGACAATCCCCGTGAGGACATCAACGCGGACCTGGACGACCTGGTCGCGTCGATCACGCAGGCCGGGTTGCTGCAGCCGATCGTGGCGCAGCGTCGCCCGGACGGGACGCTGCAGATCGTGGCCGGCCATCGCCGGCACGCGGCGTGCAAACGTCTCGGCTGGCCGACGGTGCCGTGCGTCGTGCGTGAGGAAATGGGTCGCGCCGAGGTCTTGGCGGCGATGCTGATCGAGAACTCTCAGCGTCGCGACCTGGACCCGATCCAGGAGGCGCGCGCGGTGCAGCACTTGATGGTGCAGTACTCGATCTCCACGCACTCGCAGGTCGGCGCGAAGATCGGCAAGTCCCAGGTGTGGGTGTCCTCGAGGTTGGCGCTGCTCGCGTTAACCCCGGAAGACCAGCGCCGTGTCCGCTCCGGCGAGCTGCGCGTCCAGGACGCGGTCGCCCGCGGCCGCGCCGTCTCGGGGCGGGCCCGTGGCCACCGTGACACCGGCCCGCACCTGTCGGAGACGCACCGGCTGGTGACGTTCGCCCGTCAGCTCTGCGCCCAGAACGGGCACCCACGCGGCACACACCTTGCGCGGACGGCGTGCGGGGCGTGCTGGGAGCAGGTGATCCGCGCCGATGAGCGTCGCAAGATCGTCGCCGATTCGGTACAGACGGGCACGTGCGCGTGCTGTGACCGGGAGATGCCATGACGACGTTGCAGGACCTGCGGATCCTCGCCCAGGTGGTCCAGGAGCGGACCCGGCAGGACGCGAAATGGGGCGAGCAGAACCACCCGTCCGGCACGGGCGGGTATGTCCGGTGGGCGGCACAGATCGCCCGCGACGACGACGCGTCAACGATCTGCCGAACGGCCCGCCGCGACACAGACAATTCCGCCCGCAACGGTGGGGTGACGTGGCGGCAGATCCTCCTCGAGGAGGTTGCCGAGGCGTTCGCCGAAGCACACGACCCGTGGTCGAGCACGCTGTCGGCCGAACTCACCCAGGTCGCAGCCGTCGCCATCTCCTGGCTGGGGGCGCTCGAACGCCGCGACATCCACTTCGCGACCGAGCGCGTCTACCTGTCGGGACCGATCTCCGGCGTCCCCGACGCGGCCGACCGGTTCCGCGCCGCCGCGCTCGACGTGGCATACGACGGCAAAGACCCGGTGAACCCGTTCGATATTGAACCGCTCAGCCACGCCGCCGCGTGTCCGGACGGGTACTCACCCGGCGACACATCGACCGTGCACACCTCATCCACGTGCTTCATGCGCACCGACCTGCTCGTCCTCCTCGGTTGCGACTCGATCCTCATGCTCGAGGACTGGTGGCACTCCCGCGGCGCCCGCCTCGAACGTGACGTCGCGCTCGCAGTCGGCATGCCGGTCGCGTACGCCGACGGTCACGACGGACAGCCGTCATGACCGCGCCGGCGTTGCAGGACTCCGGTCACCGTCCTCCGGCCGCGGGCCAGGAGTGGCGGCTGCAGGCGGCATGCCTGCGCGTGGATCCGGACCTGTTCTTCCCGCACCCTTCGGACGCGGCCGCGGTCGCGTCCGCGATCCGTGTATGCCGGTCCTGCCCGGTGGTCTGGGAGTGCTTCGACGAGGCGATGACCCGCAAGGAGCGGCACGGGATTTGGGGCGGGTGCACACCGTGGGAGCGCGGCACGATCCGGCGGCGCAACCGGAAGGCGGCGACCTCGTGAAGTTCCAGGTCGAGCTGCGCGATCTGCGGGCGGCGATCGCGGCGGTCCTGCCGCACACGGAGGACGACGGTGGCCGGTTCGGGCGGATCCGGTTCTGGGTCGACCCGATCAACGTCATGATCGGCGCCACGAACACGATCACGGTCGGGCTCGCGGTTGTGTCGACCATGACGGACGACACCCTGCTCCCGGACGACGAGGGCAGGTTCCCGGCGTTCGACCTGGGCCCGGACGAGGCCAAGAAGATCCTGGCGGTCCATAAGGTTCGCAAGGTCTCCGGTGAGGAGGTCGAGCAAACCATCCTGTTCGACGTCCAGACGGACTCGGTTGTCACCCACGACATCTCGGGCCTGTTCGCCGGCACCGAGTCGCTGGTGGTGCCGCTCGCGGAACCGGTTGACGGCTACCCGGAGCTGCCCGGGTACCTCGGGTCGAACGTGCACCGCGCCGAGACCGAGATCACGTCGTATGCCGCGGAACCCCTCGGTCTGTCCGGGCCGGCGCTCGCGGCGTTCGTGACGGCCGGGAAGGCCTATGGTGCGGCGCCGGTGCTGCGGCTGGTGCAGGTCGCGGACGGCCGGTTTGTGGGGGTTGTCACGGTCGGTGAGAGCTTCATCGGCCTGGTCACCGCCCGCGATGTGCGTGAGCAGATCCTTGCCGACGATACGGACGCGCTCGAGGCGTGGGAGCACTGGGCGAATCGCCTGCCGGATCGGATGCTCCCACCACGCGCCGACTCGGGTGCCGCCGACGACGCACGTGTCGAGCTGCGTGTCGTCGACGCACCGCCGTCCGGGGCCGGGGCCGAGGCGGAGGAGTAACGCGATGGACAAGCAGACTTTCACAGTCACCGATGAGGACTTGCTCAACGTGTACCTCTCCGGCATCAGCTCCGGAATCGGCACGTGGATCTCGCACGTCAGCCCGGGAACCGGCCGGGCCACGGCTGAGCTCGTCGCGCGGTCTGTGAGGCACCGGATCGGTCACGACCTTCAGGAGGATCCGGCGTTCCGGCTCGAAGTGCTGGCAATGCTGCACGACGTCCTGTCTCGCCGGCCCGGCCCAGGCACATGGGTGCGTCCGATGCGCGCACCCGAATCCCGTTAACCCTCAATCCGTTCCGTCCGTATTGGAGATCAAGACTCATGGCAAGAACCGCTACTACTCGGCCGGCAGCGACGCTGCAGGACCTGGACCCGGACACAATCGCACCGCATCCGAAGAACCCGCGGCACTCGCTCGGTGACCTGAAGGAACTGACCGCCTCGATCGCTGAGCAGGGCGTGCTCGAGCCAATCGTGGTCGAACCGTTCCCGGACGACACCGAGCCCGGCGCCCGAAAGTGGTTGCTGATCCACGGGCACCGGCGCCTGGCGGCCGCGCAGGCGGCCGGTCTGACGTCCCTGCCGGCGATGGTGCAACCGGAGGCCTCCTCGCTGGAGGACCAGGTCGCCCGGATGCTCGTGGAGAACCTGCAGCGCGCCGGCCTCACGGCGGTGGAGGAGGGCGACGCCTACCAGGAGCTGCTCGACCTCGGCTGGGACACGGCCACGATCTCCCAGCGAGTGTCTCGGCCGAAGACGAAGGTCGCGGCGCTGGTGAAGGTGGCCGGGCTGCCGGAGTCGGCACGTGAGCGGATCAGCGAGGGTCAGCTCACGCTCGAGGATGCGCAGCGCATGGCGAAGTTCGCGGGCGATGCCGCGGCGATCGGCCAGCTGCAGAAGGCCGCGGATCTGGGCAAGTGGCAGTTCGACAACCAGCTCGCCGAGCTCGAGATGCGTAAGAAGAACGAGCGCGAGCTCGCGAAGATCAAGAAGGACCTCAAGGCGAAGGGCATCCGGATCCTGAGCCGGGAGCAGACCGACGACCTGGATGACTGGGTCGCCTTGGAAGACCTGCCGGCATCAGCCTTAGGCGCCGCGGACGATCTGGACCCGGACAGCGCAAACGACCAGGAATGGAAACGGGTCGCGGTCGAGGCGCACAAGGACTGCCCCGGCGCGTTCGCCCACGTCGAGGTCTACGGCAACCGGATCTTCGTCGAGCATGGTTGCGCTGAACCGTTGCGGCACCCACACGACAGCACCGCCGCCGGCGCCACCGAAGCGACCTCGACGTTGTCCGAAGAGGAGGCCGCGCGTCGTCGCGAAACACGGGAGCAGGAGGAACGTGCCCGCGCCGAGCTGCAACTGCAGCTCGGCGCGACCGCAGTCGCCCGCCGCCACTTCCTCGGCGACGTGATCAACGCACCCGAGGCCGAGGACGTCGCCAGGGCCTTGATCATGCGGAAGCTGAAGACCGTCCTTGCCGGCAAGACGCAGTGGGCGCTGAAAGAGCAACGGATCCTCGCCGAGGTGGTGCTACCGAACGCCACCCAAGATTCCCTCGACCGACCGGGCCTGGCGGACCGGATCCGCAAGGCCATCGACGGCATGACCGCCGTCCAGCTCGTTCTCGTCTCGGAGCTGAACCTGTCCGCAGAGGATTCGCTCGCGACAACGGCATCCGGCTGGAAGGACACCGAGAACTACTCGATCTGCGGGAACTGGCTGCAGGACGTCCCGAGGATCTGGGGCTACAAGTGGTCCGATTTCGAGCAGTCCCTGATCGATGGCAACGCCGGGGCGGCGTCGTGAGCCGGGATTATGTCGCCGCCGCGCTCGCGGACATCGAGAACGCCAACGGTGAAGAAGCCGGGCCTTGGACGCAGTTCATGCTCGACCGGGCTCAGGCTCATGCCACTCTCGCGCTGGTCGAGGTGGTCAGGCAGTTGTGTGAGGCGATCACGACCCCGCCCGCGGAAGAGACCAGGGCGGCCGGGATCCCGGATGGGATGTTCCATGCCCGCCCGGCGTCTGGGGCAGTGGCTCTGCGCCAGTGTGGGTGCGAGGAGCTGTCGCCGAGCGGTAACGGTGTCTGCGTCGGCTGCGGGCACCTGGCGGACTTCCACGAGGCGCACAACGGGCCGTGCACGCTCGAGGTCGAAGGATGAAGCTGACGGTGCGCCCGTTGACGGACCGGGCATTCATCGGCGCCGCTCCTCGCGAGCGGTCCAAGTTCACCGCGACCTGGACCAACACACTGGACCTGCTCGAGCGTGAGGTCTACACCTTGCAGACCCACGGCATGGACGACCCGGTGCTGATGGTCGACTGCACCGAACAGGACATCCGCCTCGACGGCCAGCTGCGCGCCAACGCCAGCCTGGCCACGAACGCCGTAGCGATCGCGTTCGAGTCACGCCGCGGCCCGCTGATGTTCCGGTGCGACCGGTACAACGCTCGCCCGTACGCCCGGGATGGGATGCAGCGGCTGTGGCAGCACAACGTGCGCGCGATCGCGCTCACCCTCGAGGCGCTGCGCGCTGTCGACCGGTATGGCGCGACGTCATCGGGTGAGCAGTACGTCGGCTACCGGCAGATCGAAGCGAAGAGCGCCGCAGCGATGACGCGCGAGCAGGCAATCGCGGTGTTCGCCCAGCAAGCGAACTTGCGGCCCGAGCACCTGAACACCGACCCGCACTCGTTGCTGCACGTCTTTAGGGTCGCGCGACGCAAAGCACACCCCGACATGGCGACTGGGTCCCGCGCCCAATGGGACCTCGTCGAACAAGCCGCGCGCGTGCTGGGAGTCGCGGACTGATGCCGCCATGAACACGCCGGCCCCTGTGATCGTGACCGTCCGAATGTGCCTCCGGAGGAAGGAGACTCGTGCCCTGGCTGAAAGGCGGCGACAACGCGGCGACCCATCCGCTGGTGATGGCGCTCCTCACTGTCCCGAAGAGCGACGACCGGACGATGAACGAGGCTTTCGGGTTCGCGGTGCGGTGCGCGCTGGAGTCGGCCGGGCACATGACCGATTACCGCGTCAGCCTTGGCACCGCGACATCACTCGCCGGCAACCGCACGAAGATCCTGTTACGGCAGTGTGTTTCGGCCGGGATCATGACCGAGCACGGCACCGGACGCAGCAAGTTCTGGCGCCTCGTCGACGACCCGGAGTTCCTCCACATCCGCCTCCGCGAGGAGGTCGAGTGGGACCGGCAACGCCGCCGCGACGCCGCCAACCCGGAGCTGACAGTGCCAGTCCGTGTCCGTGACGGCGACACCTGCCGGTACTGCGCCCAGGTCGTCTACTGGGGCAACCGCAAAGGCGCTCGCGGCGCGACATACGACCACCGGGAGCCGGGCAAGGCCGCGACCGTGGACACGTATGTCGTGTCGTGTCGTGGCTGCAACGCCCGACGCAGCGACAAGGTCACCGCGGACGACGAGATGCCGCTGCGACCCGCACCCGACAACCCCTACTACTCGTCCTCGACGATCAAGTGGCTGGCCAGCCACGGTGTGCCGATCGTCGAGCCGCAACCTACCGGGCCGGCCGGCCCGGCAGGCGCGGGACAGTGCGACCCCGGTCGACGGACCAGGACACCGCACCGGCAACCGGAGGCGACGGCCCCGGGCGCCGTGGAGCAGCATGCGCGACCCCATGACGAGACGGATACCGCGCGACCCGTAACACCGGCGCGACCCGGCGAGGCATCCTCGCCGGATACCGCGCGACCTGCGCGACCTGGTGCACCCGCACCGGATACCGCGCGCCCGCAAGAGCGACCCGGCGACACCCCTTCACCGGATCCCGCTTCGACGACCTGGGGACATGGTCCACCGACCGCACCGCCCGCCTGGGCCGCACCCGACCCGCCGGATCTGCAGATTCCAGCAGATCCGAGCGGATCGACAGGGTGCGGCCCGGGACGGGACGGGTCGGTTCGGGTAGGGCCGGGCGCCAGCCTGCCTGGTGGTGGGTCTGGTGATCTTCCGGGATTCCGCTCGGGAGAGCAGTCATCTTCTGGCCGTCGTCGTGGGAGGCGGTCTCGGAGGTGATCCTTCATGGGTCAGTTGGGTTCACGCACGGTGTCACCTGCAGCTCGGGACATCGCACGGATCGCGGTCGGTCGAGGCTTGGTGGTCTCGGAGCTGCGTGGCCGGTCGGGTGCTCGTACGCGTGCTGAGTTGCTCGAGGCCGGTGACGCGTCGTCGTTGTCGGATATCGAGTGGACCGAGGTCGCGTCGCTCCTGGTCGAAGCGACGGAGAAGGCGGCCCGGGCATCGTCCGCACACGCCGCCGGCCAGTGCCGGTGGTGCGGTCAGCCCGTGCGGTGGGTCCGCACGACCCGTGGCCGCCTGATGCCGATCGACCCGTTGCCGACGGCGGCCGGGAACGTCCGGCTACGTCCGTCGGGTTCGGTGGTGCTGGCGTTCGTGTCCGGGAATCAGGATCTGCCGCTGGAGCAGCCGGCGTACCGGGCGCACGCGGCGACGTGCCCTCGAGCGCACCGTGTCGCGGCGCCGCCGAAGGATCCCGTACCCCATTGCCGGGTGTGCGGGTTGGTGATGGATGCGCAGCTATACGCCTCTGGTGAGCGGACGCATCCGACGTGTGGGGAGCAAGGGTGACGGCAGCTGTGAGTGCGGATCCGGTGATCGGCTTCGTTCGGCGTAAGTCGTTGGAGGACGTCGTCGACGAGCTGCTGCGCGGGGTGGCGTCGCCGCCACCGGTCGACCACGTGTGTCGGCCGACCCGGTGGCAGCAGTGCACCCATGGCGTGCACGGTCGGCGCCAGTCGCTGCTGGACAGGCTGGCGGAGCTGTCGAAGCCGGGCCAGGAGATGATGCCGGCACCCGACGCCCCATCGATGATCCGCGCCGCCGGCCGATCGACCGGCCAGCATGCTCGCGGTGCCGCGGCAGGGTCGCCGGCGCCGTGGTCGCCGGCCGCCGCCGAGCTGCTCGACGAGCTGCTGCGTGGTGCGGTGCGTGCCCAACGGGAAGGACGGCAGACGTTGGGCTTGGAGCCGGCGACGATCGCGGTGAACCGCAAGAGGCTGCGGCCAGTGCGGCCGCGTACGGCCTCACCGGTGTGCGGCCCTGTGTGTCGTGACTTGTGGTGCGAGCATCCATCGTGCCTGGCGATCGCCGGCCTCGAGGTCGAGTGGCTCAATCAGGATCTGCCGATCACGTCGCTCGCCCTCGAGCAGGCCGGGCGTCACGCGCTGCAGGCCTTGCCTGGCCTGGTGCAGCTGCTCGCCGACCGGGATCACCCGCTCGGGGTGAAGATCACCGGCGAACGGGAGATCCGCACGCAGGGACTGATCGAGTCGCGGGTTCGCGGCTGGCACCAGCGCGCGCTCACCCTGACGGGTCACGAGCTGCCGCTCGAACGTCTGCCGGAGTTGCCGAACCCTGATCACAAGTGGTCGATGCCGGCTCGCCTGGTCTCGGCTGGCCCGGTGTGCGAGCAGGCCGGTTGTGAGCATCCGTCGTGCTGGTCGGTCCGATGGCCGGCGTTGCCTGGGCAACGGCTCGGGCCGGTCTGCACGTCGTGCGCACACAGTTCGTGCCGGCGGATCCGGTCCGGCCGCCGGCGGTGGCTGCGGTGGGCGTGCCCGACGTGCGGGGCGGACTCGTTGCGCCGCGACCCGGTCACCGATCTCGTGCACTGCCTTCGCCCGTCCTGCGTCGACGTCGACGGCCGCCCCTCGACCTGGCACATGGCCGACCTGGCCGACGGATCCGGCGACCCCTGGGGAGACCTCGCATGACCCGGGTGACCACGGCTCAAGCGGCACGCCTGGTCGGCGTTGCCGAGGGCTCGTTCCGCACCTGGGCTCAACGCCGCGGCTTGCATCGTGTCGGGCAGATCCGGCTGGGTCGGGCAACCATCAACGTCTGGGATGCCGACGAGGTCCTGGCCGCCACCACCATCGATCCGAAGCCTTGGAGGAAGTAATGAATTACTACAAGCCGCCTCGTCGACGCCCGCCTCAGCTGGCGTCCATGACCGATTACCCGCAGGCCCAGCTTCGCCGCCGCGGCCTCTTCACGTGGGACATAGAGATCCACATCAACCGACTGACCTACTCGCCGCGCGTCGCGGTCGGCACTCGCCGGCATGCTGAGACGGTCGCCGCTCGTGCACTGGCCAAGGAACGTGCCAGGATCGATCGAGAGCAGCGGGCATGGACCCGGGTCACCATCCCGGACAGCGCACCGAAGCCGCAGCCACCCAAGTCGAAAGGACGTCGCCGATGACCCGTGACGACCTCGACGCGTTCCTTGCCGAGTGCGACGACGTGATCGACGACTGGGAAGGCTCGTATGACGCCGCGAGCTGGTCGGCGGACGGGTCGCACGAGCACGACACGGGTGGCGAGTACTACGGCAACGACCACTTCGTCCGTCACGATCGGCTCGTCCTTGATGCCATCGAGTGGGCGGAACTCGGTGGTTCGTTCAGGCTTGCGCTGGATGCGATCCATGCCTTCGCCGCGAGTGTTGCCCGCACTGCAGTTGCCATGGAGCTTCACCGACCATTCATCGAGTCGGAGCGCTGGGATAGGTGCCGCGATGGTTACTCGGCGGACTACTTCATCGTCGACGAGACAGCGTCCTGGGATCGAAGTCACGACCACCTTGGGGGGCTGATCCGTCACCTGCCGACCGCGCTGCCTGATGCTGCGGAAGGATGGGCTCTCGACACCCGACTCGCTGCCGAGCTGGCCCCGCACGGGTGTTGGCCGCAGGATGCGCTCCCGCCGCTTCGGCCCGTTCGTCTTACGGCGGATGCCGGTCGCGGCACCGCGCTTCGCGACTCTCGTGCCGGCGTCGACGCGCAGCTCAGCCAGTTCGGTCCACGCCGCGCCAACCCGCGGCCTCGATGAGTGAGGATGTTCGTATGACGATCGTCGAGTTCCTGCTGGCCCGCATCGCCGATGACGAGCAAGCTGCCGAGCGTGGCCGATCGCACCCCGACCGGGCCGCGTACGCCAACGACAATTACGGCTATCTGTGGGTGCAGCCGTCCCGTGTGTTGGCCGAGTGCGAGGCCAAGCGAGCCATCATCCAGCACCACCTGTTCGATCACCTCGACGGCAGGCACCTGTGCCAGGACGCGATGGTCGAGGACGACGAGTGCGATGAGCTGCGCGCCCTCGCCGCGATCTACTCCGACCACCCGGACTTCGATCCGGCATGGGGCGACACGCCCGGTGGCTCAGTGGGATTGGTGGACTGATCCGGGTTCGGGATACAGTGAATGCCAGCGGACGAGGTATGTCCACGAGCCCCGATCATCACTGTGATGCTCGGGGCTTTCGTGTGGGGCGGAGGATCGTATGCCGGCTCGGTTGCCGCGGCTCGATGGTGTCGAGCACGCCGAGGGTTGCAGTGCTTCGAGCCGCGCGCTCTCGTTCGACGGTGAAGTTCACTGCCTACTGCGCTGAGTGTGGTCTGGTGGTCGAGGTGGCAGCGACCAGGCTCGTCGACACTGCACCGCGCGAGCGTCGTTGACGTCGCTGCGCGCTCGTGATGAGCGATGATGCGAATACCCTTGCGTTCATTGATGTTTCGTGCTCGTCGGTCGCCAAAAAATCCAGCGCTCGCGATGCCAGCGAGCAGATCTGTCGCGTCTCCTCTCCCCGGAAACAAGCTAAAAAAGGGGGCCGGTCATCACTCGCCCGGTCCAGCGACGCCGCCCGATCGGTGATCGGGCGGCGCTCGCGAATCTGTTGCAACCCTTGAGGATTCGGCGCACGGATCGCGTTGCGAACGTTGAAGATTCGGCGGAGGTGCTCGCGTGGCTCGTTCAGCGTATGGCGCAGAGCACCGCCGGACCCGCAAGGAGTTGCTGCCGGCCGCGATCAACACTCGGTGCCCGTTGTGCGGGCTGATGATGCGTGCGGGTGACCTGCTCGAGCTGGATCACACGACGCCGGCGGCGCTGTCGGGTGGCCGGTCGGGTGGTGACCGGATCGTGCACCGGTCGTGCAACCGCACCCGCGGCGTTCAGCTGCGTGACGCGCTCGCACCGTTCCGGGTGAAGGCGGCGCGATGGAAGCGGTGATCGTGGACGGGTCGGCGATGGTGCCGCTCGAGGACCTTAGGCCGTTCCCGGGTAACCCGCGCCGCGGCGACGTGACTCTGATCGCGGACTCGCTGCGCCATCACGGCCAGTATCGGCCGATCGTCGCGAACCGGCGCAACCACCAGGTGCTCGCCGGCAATCACACGCTGGCGGCTGCGCGCACACTCGGCTGGCCGGAGATCGCGGTCACGTGGGTCGACGTCGACGACAACACCGCGGCCCGCATCGTTCTGATCGACAACCGCGCGAACGACCTTGCCGGGTACGACGACCAGGCGCTCGCGGACCTGCTGTCGTCACTCCCGGAGCTCGAGGGCACCGGGTACGACGACGCGGCGCTCGCCGAGCTGCTCGCGTCGGTCCAGGACCGGCCGGCGTTGACCGACCCGGACGATGCGCCGGCGCTCGCCGAGGGCGACCCGATCGCCCGCCGTGGCGATGTGTTCGTGCTGGGCGAGCACCGTGTCATGTGTGGCGACTCGACCTCCGCGAAGGACGTCGACGTCCTGGTCGGCGGCGCCGTGGTCGATGTCGTGTGGACGGACCCGCCGTATGGCGTCTCGTATGTCGGCGGCACGAAGGAGCACCTGACGATCGTCAACGACGATCTGCCCGTCGACCGCCTGCGGATCCTGCTCGAGGAGATCTTCGAGCAGGCGGCGCGCGTGCTCCGCCCGGGCGGCGTGTTCTACGTCTGCTCCCCGTCTGGGGAGTTGGAGACCGTGTTTCGGCTCGCGCTCGACACCGCCGGCCTCCGCCTGCGACAGCAGCTGGTCTGGGTGAAGGATCGGTTCGTCCTGGGCCGGCAGGACTACCACCAGCGGCACGAGACGATTCTGCACGGGTGGGCAAACGGTGCTGACCCGGTCGAGCCACCGTTGTATGACGACGCGCACGCCACTCTGCTGTACGGGTGGGCTGACGGTGCCGGGCACACATGGGAGGGCGGGCGCCGGCAGGACACGGTGTGGGAGGTGCCGCGCCCGACCGCGTCGAAACTGCACCCGACTATGAAGCCGGTCGACCTGGTACGCCGGGGCATCGAGAACGCGACTCGCCCCGGTGACACGGTCCTCGACATGTGCGGCGGGTCAGGCTCGGCCCTGATCGCGGCATACGGTTCCGGCCGGCGCTCCCTGTTGATGGAGCTCGACGAGCGGTACGTCGACGTGATCTGCCGACGCTGGCAGCAGCACACCGGACGCTTCCCGACCCGGGACGGTGATCCCGTTGAGTTCTGAGAAAGCGGGGGGGGCCTCACGAGCCGGTTTCGCAGTACGCAGCCCAGCTCGAGAGGTGGGTTGCCGTGAACGCCGGCGGTGATGTCCCGACCCGGGCGCAGGAGCGCGCCGCCCGCGACGCACGGGTCCTGGAGCTGCGTCGCGCCGGCGCCACGTTCGACGCGATCGCTCGCACTGTCGGGTTGTCGAACCGTGGCGCCGCGAAGAAGGCCTTCGATCGTGCGCTCGCGGCGACGGGCGGCCCCGAGCTCGACCGCGAGAAGGCCCGCGAGCAGGAGGTCGATCGGATCGACCGGCTCCTGACGGTGTGGTGGCCGCGGGCGATGAAGGGCGAGGTCGATGCTTCCCGTGAGGTTCGGCAGTACATCCGTCTGCGCGCTTACCTGCTCGGCTTGGCGCTCGCACCGGCGACGTTGATGGACGCCCCACCCGAGGCGTCGGAGGACGGCGACAGCGCGTCGACGGTCGTGCAGCGTGACCTGCTCGAGCAGCGACGGAGGGAACGTGACGAAGCTCGACGAAAGGCCCTCGGCGACGGCACTGGGTGACCTTCGCGGCAGCCAGGAACCGACACAGCAACTGCTGCAGCAGCACGTGTGGTCCGAGGGTGACGCCGCGATCGCGCTCGCGGCGGACGCCGGACTGCACCTGATGCCGTGGCAACAGCACGCGTTGCGCGAGGGCATGGGAGTCGACTCCCTCGGTGACTGGGCCTCTCCCGACGTCGCGCTGATCGTGTCGCGCCGCAACGGCAAGTCAGTCGTCCTCGCCGCCCGGGCCCTGGCCGGGCTGTTCCTGCTCGGCGAGCAGCGGATCGTGTGGACCGCGCACCGGTATGACGCCGCCATGGAGGCGTTCAAGCTGATGCGGCGCCTCATCTGGGAAACGCCACAGCTGAAGGCCCAGTTGGCACGCACTCGTAACCAGGGCATCAGCACCAAGAACGGTGATGAGTCGATCACCCTCAAGACGGGGCAGCGGATCAGCTTCAAGACCCGCGTGCCGGACGGCGGCCGCGGACTCGACGGTGACCTGGTATTCATCGACGAGTCCCAGGCGGCGCAGTACGCGCACCTGTCGGCGCTGCTGCCGACGCTGCAGATGATGGACAACCCGCAGGTCTGGTATGCCGGATCCGCTGGAGGCTCGTCATCGGTGGTGCAGGGCGACCTGGTGCACCGTGCCACACAGACGCCGGTCGACTCCCCGGACCGGATCGGCTTGACCTTGATGGCGTGGGGCGCCGATGAGGATGACGATCTCGGCGACCCGGCGACGTGGGCGAAGTCGAACCCGGCATACGGGTGGCGGATGCCGCCGGCGAACATGGCCTCGGCATACCGCAAGTGGCGGTACCGGCTCGACTACTTCGCCCGCGAGTACTGCGGCGTCGGGAACTACCCGAAGCCCGAGACCGAGCGGTGGCTGATCCCGTCATCGCACTGGACAGGTGAGCTCGAGGACCCCAACTCCAAAATCGTCGGGTCCGCGCTCCTGGCGATTGACGGCATGCGCGACCAGTCGCGGGCGTCGATCAGTTGCTCCGGCTTCCGCTCGGACGGCACCGTGCACATCGAGACGTTGGCGCACGAACGCGGCAACCGTTGGCTCCCGGACCAGCTGGCGGCGCTGCAGGCGTCGATGGACACCGTCCCGGACGTCGTGGTCGACCCGCGTGGGCCGGTCGCCTGGCTCATCCCGGACATGGAAGCGATGGGGATCAGGTTCCGGGTGCTGACCCCTGACGAGGTGGCCGAAGCGTGCGCGTGGGTGCTGACCGTCGGCAACGAGCCGCGACCCGAACCGGAGAACGACCAGGACGGTGCAGCGAAGGCCGCTGCGGCGTTGTGGCGGCCGCCGCTGCACCACCCGGGCCAGGTTGTGCTCACGGTGGCGCTCGCGGCCGCGAAGGTGCGGCGGGTGGGCGACAGGCAGGTCCTCTCGCGGCAGACCGGGGACGTCGACTCATCCCCGTTCATCTCCGCGGTGTTCGCCGGCTACGGGCTGCAGTTGCTCGGCCGGCAGCCGGCCGCGCCGCCGTCACCGATGACGGTCACCAGGACGGACGGCCGTGGCCTGGGCCGCACGGACGTCCGGGGCATGCATTTCTGAGTGAAGGGAGCTGACGTTGGCCACCAACACCCCGCCGGCGCCCCTATCGGCGAACACAAGGGAGCGCGGACACGCGTCGTTGATGACGTGGTTCGGTCAGATCACGGACGACGAGATCGAGGACGCACCGGAGCTCCGGTGGCCGCGGTCGATTCGGGTGTTCGACCGGATGCGTCGCGAGGAATCGCAGATCGTGTCGGTGTTGCGGGCGGTGAAGCTGCCGATTCGTCGTGCGGAGTGGCTGATTGACGCTACTGGCGTCGACCAGGAGGTCACCGACTTCATCGCTGCGAACCTGGGCCTGCCGGTGAAGGGTCAGGATCAGACTCCGCCGCCGGTGCGCACGAAGGGGCGGTTCTCGTTCGCCGAGCACCTGCGACTTGCGTTGCTGTCGCTGGACTTCGGGCACATGTTCTTCGAGCAGCTCTACCGGATCGACGAGCAGACCGGTCACGCGTGGCTGCGCAAGCTCGGGCCGCGGCTGCCGCGCACGATCGAGGAGATAAAAGTCGCCGCGGACGGTGGGCTGGTGTCGATCCAGCAGTACCCGGCCGGTGATGCACCTAACGACCCGATCCCGGTGTCGGCGCTGGTGGCGTACGTGAATGAGCGGGAGGGCTCGAATTGGCTTGGTATGTCGATGCTTCGACCGGCATACAAGAACTGGATGTTGAAGGACATCCTGTTGCGCGTCCAGGTCGAAACGGTCGACCGGAACGGCATGGGTATCCCGGTCTACGAGGGCGCCGAGGGCGAGCAGGACCTCACCGCGGGTCAGAAGCGGGCCGAGGAGTGGCGGTCGGGCTCGATGGCCGGAGCAGCGATACCGCACGGCGCGAAATTGGGCGCGCACGGCGTCGACGGGCAGCTCCCGGACGCGGACACTCCGATCCGGTATCACGACGAGCAGATGGCGCGGGCGGTCCTCGCGCACTTCCTGAACCTGGGCACTCAGACCGGGTCGTGGGCGCTTGGGTCGACGTTCGCCGACTTCTTCACCCTGTCGTTGCAGGCGGTGGCCGACGAGATCGCGAACACCATCACCCAGCACGTCGTCGAGGACCTGGTCGACATCAACTTCGGTGAGTCGGTGCCCGCCCCGCGGGTCGTGTGCTCGCCGATCGGATCCAACCAGCAGGCGACCGCGCAGGCGCTGCAGCTCCTGGTCAACGCCGGCGTGCTCACCCCGGACGAGGCGCTCGAGCGGTTCGTCCGGTCGACCTACCAGCTGCCGGCTGCCGGTGGCGCCAAAACGTCCGCACCCGCGGCCAGCGAAGGAGCACCCACGCCATGACACGCAGCAGCATCCATGAGGCCACCCGCGCCCGGCTGCAGGCCCTCAGCACCGGCGCCGGCGATCGTGCGCGTCCTCGGGCTCAAGCGTCCGGTGACGTGCACCAGATGTGGATATACGAGCCGATCAGCGACTGGTGGGGCATCTCCGCCGGCATGGTCGTCGAGGAGCTGAAGGACGTCACGGCATCGACGATCGAGCTGCACCTGAACTCGCCGGGCGGCGACGTGTTCGACGGCATCGCGATAAAGAACGCGCTGCAGCAGCACTCGGCCCGGATTGAGGTCCACGTCGACGGCCTGGCCGCGTCGATCGCATCGGTGATCGCGATGGCGGGCGATGAGATCGTGATGCACCCGGGTGCGCAGCTGATGATCCACGACGCGTCGGGCTTGTGCTGGGGCAACGCCGCGGACATGCGGCAGATGGGCGACGAGCTCGACCACATCTCCGCCTCGATCGCGGCACTGTATGCCCGCCGCGGCGGCACTGTCGCCGAGTGGCGTGAAGCGATGCTCGCCGAGTCTTGGTATGACGCCGAGGAGGCGGTCGCGGCCGGCCTCGCCGACCGGGTCGCCGAAGACACCAGCAGCACCGACACAGCGACGGCGAAGGCCCAGAACCGTTGGGACCTTTCGATGTTCGCCCACCAGGGCCGCACGAACGCGCCCGCCCCGCCCGTCCTGACCGGCGACCGCACCCACCTGCAGGTCGCTGCGATCGCCACGCACGGGCGCCCTGATCTGCCTGACCCGACCGGGCCAGGTTCACCAACCCCCGGATCGTCCGGGGACACACAGGAAGGGAGCACCATCGTGGACTTCAGCGATGAGCAGCTCACGACCCTGCGGCAGAGGGTCGGTGTCCCCGTCGACGCCGATGCCGACACGATCCTGGCGGCGCTCGCAGAGTGCTTGGAGGAGCGTGCCGATGCACCCGCCCCGCAGGCGCAGACAGGACCGCCCGAGGGCATGGTCCTGCTGGAAGAGCAGCAGTATCAGCAGCTGCTCGACAACGCGGCCGCCGGCCGCGAGGCCCGGGACCAGCAGGTCTCCGAGCACCGCGCTCAGCTGGTGACAGCCGCGATCAGTGACGGCCGGATCCCGCGTGCCCGGCGCGACCACTGGCTGACTGCGCTCGAGGCCGACCCGGAAGGCAACGAGGCGCTCCTGGCATCGCTCGCACCGGGCCTGGTCAACGTCACCGAGCGGGGTCACTCGTCCCCGTCCGGCGCCGGCGACGACGACCCCGTCTACGCCGCGATGTATGGCGAGGAGGAGAACTGAGATGGGCGACTACCTGCCGAAGTACACCCCTGGTGCGGCGATCACCTTGGCCGCGTCCGCGGACATCACGGGCGGTCAACTGCTCGAGGTTTCCGGAGACGAGACCGTCAAGCCCGCGGCCGCCGCCTCGGCAAAGTGGGTCGGTTACGCCGGCTATGACGTCTCTAGCGGCGACTACGTGACCGTCTTTTCCGGCGGCATTCAGCACCCGACCGCATCGGGCGCTGTCGCCGCCGGCGACCTGCTCGTCGCTGACACCGGCGGCAAGGTCAAGACGGCTGGCGCCACCCCGGCGGCCGGCACCGTGGTCGGGGTCGCCCTGGCCGCTGCGGCTGACGGAGATCCCGTCACCGTGAAGTCCATCTGAGAGGCCGGAGGAGGAAAGTCATGACCGGTTACACCTATCCGGCCCCCGGGCCGACCGTGAACGCTGATGCTGTCACGATCCACCAGTTCATGAAGTCGCCGACGCTGCTGGCGCGGCGACTGCGGACACTGCTGCAGCAGCGTTTCATTGCGGACGCCCTGCTGAAGCAGCGGTTCATCGCGCAGGGCGGCGCGGTGTTGTACGACACCGGCGAGTCGCTGTTCACCGGCGAGGACGCCGAGGTCGTCACTCCAGGCAGCGAGTACCCGATCATCACCATGAACGGCGGCACCTTGTCGCTGGCGAAGGTGGACAAGTGGGGTCAGGACTCGATCGTCAGCGACGAGGCGATCGCCCGGCAGCTGCGCAACCCCGTCGACCGCGCCTTGACGCGTCTGGCCAACCAGAACGTCAAGACGGTCGACGGCGTGGCCATGTCGGTGATCAGCTCCGCCGTCACCCAGACGCAGGCTGCTGCCGGTGTCTGGTCCGCGGCGACCGCCGACGCGATGCTGAAGGACGTCAAGCTCGCCGAGACCAAGGTGAAGGCCCTCAACGAGGGATACACCCCGGACACGGTGGTGCTGGACGACCTGACCTGGACGTACGCGTTCATCGCGTTCGTCAAGGCCGGTTTCCTGCCGAAGGAGTCCGTCGCGAACAACCCGGTTCTGACCGGTCAGTTCCCGACGATCGACGGCAAGGTCTGGCTGGCCACACCGAACGCCTTGGCCTCCACCGTGCTCGTCCTCGACAGCGAGCAGCTCGGCGGCATGGCTGACGAGGAGCTCGGCGGCCCCGGCTACGTGTCAGCGTCCGGCACCGGCACCGCACCGGTGCAGGTCAAGTCGATCCGGGAGGACGTCGCGGACCGCTACCGGGTTCGGGCACGTCGGGTCTGTGTCCCGGTCGTCACCGACTCGGGCGCGGCGTGCAAGGTCACCGGGGTGAGCAACTGATGGCCGCCGCACTGAAGGTGACCGGGCCGCTGATCGTGGTCACTGACGCCGAGGGTGTGCAGCACTACCTGCACCGGGGTGCGGATCTGCCGGACTGGGTCGACAAGGACCACGTCAAGCAGCTGCGCGACTCCGGCCTCGTCGGGCAGCCGAAGCCGGCCGCGGCAAAGCGGGGCCGCGGCTCGGCCAAGAAGGCGGCTGCGGACCAGGGCACCGACGAAGGCACCGGCGGCGACGCCGGTGACGACGACGGCTCCGGCGAGTAACAGAAGGGTGGTGATTCCCGGTGGCAGATGTGACTCTCTTTCAGAAGTCCGACCTGGAGGACCTTCTGCAGCGTCGCAAGCAGGCTCTGCCGCCGGGGGTCGACCCTTCCACCGTGGTCGACGACCAGACGTCGATCGACGACGGCACCTACACGGTCATCCACAAGGTCGTCAACGGGCTGCTGCTGGACGCGGCCCATCTGCAAGTGTGGCCGGATCCGCTCCCGCCGCAAGTGTTTTCGTGGGCCGTGGAGTTGGGTGCGATCTCGTGCGAGAACCCGGCCGGCGCGGCTGTGGACGGCACGGATCGGGTCACGCTGCAGTGGAATGAGCAGCGTCGCAACGCGATCTTGGCCAGCGCCCGCGACTGGGGCAACCAGATCCGTGACGGTGACGTGGTCCCTTCCCCCAAGGGTTGCTTCCCGCCCGCCACGAGGCTGCCGCACGACCTCGAGCACCGCCGGCGACGGTATGGCGGTGACTGCTGGTGAGCCGGTCCGCGCAACGGCAGACCATCATCCGAGAGCGGTCCACGGGCGGCGACTGGACGACACCAGATCTGCTGGTCATCCACGGCGTGTCCCTGCAACCACTCGCAGGCACCGCCGACCCGGAGCATGCGCCGAACCTGCTCCCGGCCTGGCAGCTCACCGCGATCGGCTACCCCGACATACAGGCCGGTGACCGGATCCGCTGCAACGAGGGCACGCTCGACGTGCCCGGCCCAGTCCAACGATGGCCCGGCCACCGGCCCGAAACCACCGCGACCACGACCCTGCACATCGGTGACGCCACATGCCGCATCGACCGGTGGACCGGCCCCATCGGCTGGGACCCGGGCACCGAATCCGCGACCAGCGCCAAGACCACCGTTTACACCGGCCGCATCGCGCTCGCAGCCGCGGCGTCGTCACCGGCGTCGACCGTGGACGAACCAGTCGTCGCCGCGTCGTTCGCGTGCGAGATCGATTGGACGGTCCTCGACCTGCAGATCGGCGACCTGGTCACCATCACCGACAGCCCGGACCCGGTCCTCGTCGGCCAGGTCCTCGCAGTCACCGCGGTCGGCGGCATCACCGTCGACGTCGCCCGCCGCTTCACGGCGGTCCTGAACCGGTAGGAGGGCGCTATGCCGATCGAGTTCATCCAGACCGGCGCCCTTGCGTTCGCGGCCGAGCTGCGCGCGGCCGCGACCCGTGCACCGGCCGAGGCACGTCACGAGCTCGGGCAGTCCGCCGACCGCCTCGAGAAGGCCATGAAAGCCGGCGCGCCCGTCCGCACCGGCACCCTGCGGGACTCGATCACCGCTGACGTCGACGAAGAGCGCCTGTCCGCGGAGGTGGGACCGACCGAGTCGTATGCGGTACCCGTGGAGTTCGGGTCCGTGCACATGGCGCCACAGCCGTTCGTGCGGCCCGCGGAGGATGCGGAGGAGCAACGGTTCGGTGCCGCATTCGACGCCATGTCGAGGCGGTTGCTGCCATGACCGACCCGCTCTCCGTCCGGCTGCACGACGCCGTCCTGGCCGCGCTCAAGGCGCAAGACAACCTCGACGTCCTCGACGGCGCCGTCGGCGAGCTCGGGCAGTCGAAGTACCGGATGGATAGTGACGCTCCCGGCATCCACATCACCGCGGTCCTGTGGTGGTCGATGGACACTGCCGGCCTTGACGACGAAGCCCTCGACGGCACACGGCCGTTGCGGTCCATCTCGTGGCAGGTGACCGCCGTCGGGGGCGACCAGAACCGCGCCATACGCGCCGCGGACAAGGTCCGTGCCGCCCTCGAGGGAGTCCGTGTCACCCCGTTCACGGGCCGGGCCCGGCTCGACCCCACCGGGACCGTCCAGAAGGACGAGTCCGTCACACCGCACGCCCGGTTCCTGCCGATGATCTTCCGCGTCGACGTGAACCCGACTGCAGCACAAGGAGATTGAAGATGGCCACATCGAAATTCGTTCGCGCGATCAACACGAACACTGGCAAGGAGCAGGTCGTCCCGCGCCACTGGCTCGAGAACAACTCGCCGTTCCCGAACTTCAAGCCGGCCGACGCCCAGCCCGCCGACGGCGACAAGCCGGCCGACACGACCGGCGATGACAAGTCGCCTGCCACCCCGGCCGGCGACCCGGACGCAGCCACCACATCCGGTGCGTCGGCTGATCGAAAGAAAGGTAAGTGATCATGGCTGGTGACATCCTCACCCTCGCCGACGCGATGAAGAAGGTCAGCGTCATGTCGACCGCCCCGGCCGATATGACCAAGCCGACCATCACCGAGCTCGAGGCAGGCATCGACGCGGCGCTACGGATCGTGAAGTCCGACTTCGCGCTTGGTCCGACCGGCTCCGACACCGTCGACGAAGTCCCGCTCGCGGTGAAAGGCAACGGAAAGGCTTGGGGTCCTTCGAATTACGACGGTTCCATGTCCGTGTTCCGCTACTTCGACCCGACCACCGGAGCCCCGGAGACCGGCGGCGCGGGCACGGTCGGGGACGCGCTCTTCCAGGCGGTCAAGACCAAGGGCACCACGCTGTGGATCGCGGTCCGAGAGACCAGCAAGGACTCGACCGAAGCCTGGGCCGAAGACGACGAATGCCAGGTCTACGAGGTCATGACCGACGACCCGCAGAACGACGACGGCACCGGCTACATCAAGAAGATCGTCAAGCTCTCGGTCCTGTCGGCCGAGCTCGACGCTACCGCAGCGGCCGCAGCCTGACCCCGACCCCCTGTCGCCCGGTGTGCGGTCTGGCCACCGGGCGACAGGGCCCCAACTCCGCGTCACCCACCCCAGACCAACCAGACCACCCATGAAAGGCCAGACCATGCCAGACCAAGACCAGGCCGCAACCACGCCGAAGCCGGAAGAGATCGACCTCGACCAGTGGCTCGACGGCGTCATCCCGACTGGCAAGGAATTCACCATCTTCCAGGATGGCCGGCTGTACGACGCATACCAGGACGCCTGCGACCGGTACGACGCCCTCGAGGAGTCCGCCGGCGGAGCCGACCAGAACGACGAGCCTGACGGGCGGGTCTCCCGCGAGCATCCCTCGACGCCGAAGGCCGAGCTGGCGAAGCTGCGCGAGGAGATCCTCGACATGGAGGACCAGTTGCGCCCCGGTGCACTCCACTGCAGCGTGCGGTCGGCCAACTTCGACGACCAGGCCGGCGCTCGCCGCGCGGCGAAGCAACGCGACGAGGACGGCGCGAAGAACATCAACTTCGACGAGTACTACGTGCAACTCGCCGCCAAGGTCATCATCACCCCACGGGCCTCCGTGGACCAGTGGCGCAAGATCGCGCTCGCAGTCGGTACCCGTCAATGGGCCGTGGTGCAGGAGGCGCTCGATGCGTCTTGTGCGCAGTCGAAGGGCTACAACCTCGATTTTTCGTCGCGGCGCTCCGCGCGCCGCTGAATCAAGGCGTCCTCGACGAGCTGCGCACCGCAGACCGCGTCGGCGTCGCCCTGTCGGTCATCCGCAGGGGACGCCGGCCCTGCGCCCGCTGGACCCTCACCGACCGGACGCTCCACGTCGCGCTCACCCGGCTCGACGCGACCACGTGCCCCGGGTGCGGACTCCCCGTCGATGAGGCGTGGGGCAGCAACCACGAGCACCAAGTCGACGGCAAGGTCTGCTCGGGGTGCGCGGCCCTGGAGAAGGACGCGAAGAAGGAACACCCGGCCGGGTGGAAAGCCTTCATCAGGAAAGGGATCGAGCGCGGCCGGTCCCGGTTCGGGCCGGGCGCCTAGCTTCCTTTCCCGATCCAGGTGACCTTCGGGCACTTTGCGTCGGCGGCCGCGATCAGGAACTTGCGGGACGTGTCGGTGTCCCAGAGAACCACCGGCTCAAGCCTTTTGGCGTACGCCGCGTGCAACTTGAACGCTTCCGGGAGCGTGTGGGTTGGCAACATCTTGCAGTCATATTCGGCAATCTGCACCACCTCGTCATCCGACAAGCCATAGGTGCCAGTTGTCCCGATCAGAGAGTTATGCACCAGCTTCGCAACCAAGAGGTCCGGAGACTCGGTGCCGTCAACCGGCCCCATCGTGATCTTTTTGACGACGACGCTCGGCGTCGCGCGCGCAGTTGCGGTGACGGTCTTCGTCACCGCAGGCAGTTGACGCGTGACTGTCGTCCTCGCCCCTGACCCACCGCCGCAACCGGTGAGCCCGAGCGCTACGAGTCCGAATGCGGCGATGGCTGCAGCGACTTTCATGGCGGTTCCCTTCACCCCAGATTCCGGGCTGACATAGCCCGTCACGCGCCTCGAGGAGGTCACGTATGCCAGACCGTACGCTCAGGACCCGCCTTCTCGCAGAGGTTGGCGGATATGTGACCCCGATCAACCGTGCCGCGGCCGCGACGGAACGGTTCGCGTCGACCGCGGCTTCGAGCACGGCGACCGCGTCACGGCGTATGACGTCCTCGATGGCCGGCGCCGCGACAGGTGCGGCCCGAGCAGGTGCGGCCACTGGTCGAGGGTTCACCGAGGGTGTGCGGACGGCAGTGACCGGTGCGGCGCTCGCGCGCACGACACGGTCTGTGGGTGCCTCGCTCGAGGCTACGTCGACGCCGGCAGCGGTGGCGGGCCGCCGTGCCGGGCAGGCGTACGCCACAGGTCTGACGTCTCGGGTGAAGGCCGCCACGGTCGGCCTGGCGGGCACTGTCGCCGGCGGGCTGAAGGAGATGCTCGCCCCGCTGCTCGGGATCCTGGCCGTGTCCAAGGCCGTCGACCTGGTGAAGGACGCCTACAAGGACGCCGAGGAGAACCTCGCGATCCAGCGGCAAACCACGAAGGTCATCCAGACCACCGGCGCGGCGGCCGGTGTGACCCGCAAAGAGGTCGAAGAGCTCTCGATGGAGCTCGCCCAGCAGGCCGGCATCTCGGACGAGGCGGCGCAGCAGACCGCGAACCTGATCCTGACCTTCAAGAACATCAAGAACATCGGCGCGGACAAGATCTTCGACGATACGACCCGTGCCGCGATCGATATGTCGAAGTCGCTGGGTACCGACGCTCGGTCCTCGGCGACGATGCTCGGCAAGGCCCTCAACGACCCGATCCGCGGGCTCACAGCCCTGCAGCGCGTCGGTGTCACCTTCACCGACCAGCAGCGCGACCAGATCAAGACCATGGTCGCCGCCGGCAACACGCTCGGCGCGCAGAAGGTCATCCTGAAGGAGGTCTCCTCCGAGTTCGGCGGCGCAGCAGCGGCCATGGCCACCCCGACCCAGAAGTTGTCGACCTTGTGGGGTCGGTTCGTCGTCACCCTCGGCACCAAGCTGATCCCTGTCGTCGACAAGTCGGTCGATTTCCTCACCGACACAGCTGTCCCGGCCCTTGTCGATTTCGCCGGCGAAATGAAGGACGTCGGCGACGCCGCGGGCCAGCTCGGCGGGGCGCTCGGTGGTGGGGTCGCTCTGGGGTTCAAGGCAATTGGGCTGGCCGCGCAAGGGGTTGGGTCCGTGCTCGGCCCCATCGTGTCCGGGTTCAAGGAGCTGCCCGGGCCGGCACAGCAACTTGTGTTGGTGCTCGTCGCGGCTGGGATCGCGTCCCGGGTCTTCGGCAACCGGCTCGACGGAATCAGCAGCCGCGCCGGGACCGCCGGCCGCAGCCTAGGCGCTGCGGCCGGGAACGTGCGCGCCATGGGACAACTCGCCCGCGAGGAAGCACCCCACGTCGGGCGTTTCAACGCTGTTGTCGGGGCGCTCGGCACCGGGAACGGGAACATCGCCCGGATGGCGCAGTCCTTCGAGCGGGCAGCCGGACAAGCCGCCCGCTTCCCGCGCGCGGCAGGCCTCGCCGCCGCCGCGATGACCGGGATGCGCGGCGCGGCTCGTGGACTCATCGGGGTTCTTGGTGGGCCGTGGGGGCTCGCGCTCATCGCCGGCGGCGTGGCGCTGATGGCGTGGCAGAAGCACCAGCAGTCGGCCGCGCAGGCCGCGCTGGAGTCCCAGCAGCGGGTCGAGGAGCTCACGTCCACACTGAACAAGCACACCGGTGCCGTCACCAAGGACACCCGCGCCACCGTCGCCGACAACCTGCAGAAGTCGGGCGCACTCGACGCCGCCCAGAAGCTCGGTATCTCGCTATCCGACATGACCGATGCCGCACTCGGGAATGTGCCCGCCCAGAAGCGGGTCCGCGACGCCGTCGATGCAGTCGGTAAGGCCTATACCGAGGCTACTGGCGGCATGACCGACATGGACGGTTCCGGCGTCGCGCTCAAGAAGACGATGGACCTGGTGACCGACTCGGTCGGAGGCTCGAACAAGGAGCTCCAGAAGGCGGTCCACGCGCAGAAGCAGATCGCGGCGGCGACAGCCGAACATACGAAGAAGGTCAGGGAGGTTCCGCCGGCGATTGCTGCGTATGTCTCCGCCCAGAAACAGGCTCAGTCCGCGGCGGAGGACACCGCCCGCGCGAACAAGCAGCTCGCGGCCGACCTCGACGACGCGAACAACAAGTTCTTCGCCACCCGTGACGCCAGCCGGGCCTACCAGCAGGCGCTCGCGGACGCCCGTGAGGCGGCAAAGACTCAAGGCAAAGCCGGCACCTCCGACTACACCCAGAAGGGCCGCGACAACGCCGAGAAGCTGGATGCAGCCGCGAAGGCCGGCCTGGCGAACCTGCAGAACCAATACCAGAACGGTGCATCCGATTCGAAGCTCCGGTCGACACTCGCCACCACGAAGTCCGACCTGCGAGCCCTGGCGATCAGCTTCGGTCTGACGGGCAAGGCCGCGGACAAGTACGTCCACGATTCGCTCGGGAAGATCCCGGCCGACATCAAAACCAGGATCTCGGCCGACACCAAACAGGCGAAGAAGAACCTCCAGGAGGCCGAGACTGCAGCTCTCGGGCTCGGTACGACCTTCGAGAAGCTGCCGAAGAAGGTGCAGACCCAGATCCTCACCCTCGGCGACACCAAGGCCCGGCAGATCACGAAGCTGCTCGGCCAGGACTACGAGTCGCTCACCCCCGATGTCCGCACCAAGCTCATCGCGGACTCCTCGAACGCTAAGGCGGCGGCGAAAGACCTTGGGGTGGACTACGACACGCTCTCCAAGCCGGTGCAGACCAAGCTCGAGGCGGTCGGTGCACCGACCGCGCGTTCGATCATCAAGGGCGTCCTGGACGCCGCCAAAGACAAGCAGATGACGATCACGGCCAAAGCCCGGCTCGGGCACGTCAAGGCCGAGCTCGACCAGATCAGCGGCGCCGCCCACGACAGGACGTTCTCGGTGACCGCGGTCTACAAGGAGATCCACCCGGGCGACAACCTGAAGCGGCACCGTCTGCCGCTTCCGAACGCGCTGGGTGGGCTCTACGACGCCGACGGTGTGCAGCGTATGGCGACCGGCGGCGCGATTGCCCACCACGCCGCGATCACCCGCCGTCCGATCTTGTGGGGCGAGGCTGGCCCGGAGCTCTACGCACCCCTCACCAGGGACGCGCGCGCCAGCCACGCGGTGCAGCTGCTGCGCGTCGGTGCCGAGTTCTACGGCTACGACATGATTCGCCGCAACGTGCGACGTGCCGCCGACGGTTACCTCTCGAATCGGTCTGTCACGTCGTCAAGTTCGGTCGGCCTGTCCGCGCGTGATCTTGCCGAGCTCGCGGCGCTGATCAACGGTGTCGGGTCGCACATCGTCGAGCGGCATACGCACGTCGACACCGTGGTCACCGGCGACGCGAAGTCGTTCGCGCGAGACATGGCCAGGCAAGACTTCCTTGCCGCGGGCGGAACCCGGAAGGCCGGCCGGCCATGATCCAGGACATCGCAGTCACGGTGCACGAGCTGGACGGCACCACACTCCGGATCCAGGTCGACCAGGCGCACGGGTATGTCATCACGTCGTGGGACGACAGCTGGCAGTGGGTGAAGGAGGTTGCTGAGTCTCGGAAGATGGCCGGCCGCGGGGTTGTGAACAAGCGGAAAGGCGAAGCTGAGCTCCAGATCGGGCTCTATTGCCAGGGCACGGATATGCCGCACGCGGAAGGCCTGGCGGCAGCCCTGAAGGCCGCGTTGTGGTCCTCAGACTTCCTGCTGACACGGACCTCGGCGGGCGTGTCAGAGACATGGCGGTGCGAGGTCGCCGACATCGTCCCGCGGTTCACCACCGACGACTGGCTCAACAACCGCAAAGGGCTGGCGATCTCGATCCCTGCGAATCCCAACACGACTTCGACGGGAGTGGTTGCACCGTGAGCGTGTCTGACACCGAAGCGAATTCGAACCTTGACAGCATCGTGTCGGCCGGTGGGTCGTACTGGGTGGGCCTGTCGCTGACGGTGCCCGACGACGACCTGTCGGCCGGGTCGATCGAGGACTCCGGCCTGGCCCTGGTCGAGCTCCCCCGGAACGGGGCCACCACCTGGGAGGCGGCGACGGACCGGTCCGTGCAACCCAAGGCCGACCTTGACATGGGCACCGCGACCGAGGATTTCGTGCCCGCGGCCCGCGTGTTCTACGCCGACTCGGCGGGGTCGACACCGTTGCGGTCGGCGAAGGTGACTGACATGACCGTCACCGCCGGGTCGCACGTCACCATCCCGGCCGAAGCACTCGCCATCAGCGTCCCAGCCAAAAAGTACTGACACCACCCAGCCCACTTCGCACACAAGGAGATTCACTCATGGCTGCAACATCCTCCTGGTACGGTCACGCACTCGCCGCCGGCATCTCAGGCGACCTCACCCTGGACGGGTCGTCCACCCTCAAGGCGCTGCTGCTGTCGTCCAGCTACACGCCCTCCAAGGATCACCAATACGTCGCCGACTTGACGGGTGAACTGTCCGGCTCGGGTTACGCGCGCGTCGCGGTCGGCTCCCCGGTGGTCACCTACGACTCGACCGGTCACGCGGCCGTGCTTGACTCGTCAGACATCGCGTTCGCCAGCATGTCCGGCACGTTCCGGTACATGGTGATCTTCGACGACACCGGCACCGACTCCACCTCGCAGCTCGTCAAGTGGACCGACTTCGGGGCTGACCAGAGTGTGACCTCTGGCACCGTCACCGTGATCATCGACACC